TCAGGTGGAACCATAGAGTCATCCGGTTTTTTTGACTCTTGTTCCTTTACAAACTTTGTTTGAGCTAATCTTTCTTTCTCAATAGCAACTTGTGTTAGCTTTTGATTTGCTTCAACAATTGATTTTGCGTCTTGATTTTCTATTGCTCTCTGTAACAAAGTATTTGCAGTAGTTTCATCATTAACTAATCTTTTTTCAAACTCATTTAAGTAGTTCTCCTCCATTTTAGGATATTGACTCTTAAATTTTGTTACCTCTGATTTCAAACCTTGTGCATATTGTAACGCTGCCTCAGCTCTTCTATCAGCTTCTCTTCTAGCCTTAGTTAATTGATTAATTCTTTTTTGAACACTATCTGATGCTTTTGTTAAATCAAAACCATCATCTTGTTTTTGTTTGTCTTCAACAATGTCAATTGGTGTTTTATCTCTAATGATTTCAGAACCCTCTTGTTCAATCTGTTCTTTTTGAAGATTGACATCTTTAGATTCTGTTTCCATTTTTGCAGGCTCTACATCAATGGTTTCTGGTTTTACATCATCTGTATCTAAATCAACTTCAACATCATTTTTACTTATTTCTGCCATTTGTCCTCCTAATATAAATGCAGTATATCCTCAGGATTACTGATTGTTGCGATGATCTCATCATCGTTTAATATTCGGACTTCAGCTCCTTCTATTTTAAAACGAGAACCAGCGTATCTGCCGAAGATAATCCAATCACCCTTCTTGCACCACGCACCAGTTGGAAACTTATCCTTATCCTGGTATGCTAATGGACCAAGTTTTAAAACATACGCACACACTGTTGTCATTTGTATTGTTTCTGCTGTTTGATCAGAAAGAATAACACCACCTTTAGTTTTTTTAGGACCACTGTATGGTAAAACTAATAATCTATATCCAGTCGGCTCTGGCAATCTCTCTAGTGAGGATTTATCAATAGACGTTGGATCTAGAAATAGTTTTTTTACTTCTTCTTGTGATTTATATGCATTTAATAAAGCAGGTTCATGCTTATTAACTTCAGCTGTCTTCGTCTTCATTTGGCTCCTGTTTCTTTAGCAGGTCTGTTAAGTCCCTGTGCAGATCCTCATTGGACCTGATTTGCCCTATTATATACTTATACTCCTCAAAGGTGTCAACACCTAATTTTATCTTTTCCGTTAAAGCATCGGTTTTATCTTTTAGAATTTTTTGAATATATTTTACGGTACCGTAGTCCACACTATCTCCGATATTTCTCTCTCCAATAATTAGCTCTCTCTAATCGTCTTACCCTATATTCGAGGTTGGTATATCTGTAAAATATCTTAAGTTTAAGAAATTTAAAAAAATTAATTAACACTTCCATCGTCTACGAGCTTGTCTAATTCTTGAATTTGGATCATTTCTAGTTTTTGCACTAGCTCTTTTTAACTGACCAAGCGATCGAGCGCAATAACTTTTTCTTCTTTTAGCAGCTTTTGATCCTGGCTTAACTTTACCAGTTACAGCTGTTTGTAATTTAGATCCTGGATTAAGTCTTCTATAAGCTTTAACTCCAGCTTCTGTCATTCCAGCTCCAGATTTGGTAGGTCTAAAATTTTTTTTATTTCTAGCTGGCATTCCACCTTTTTTCATCTTAGCTATCTTTTCTAATTTCTCTGCTTGCGATGCATGAGCTTTCGAGGCCTTTTTTAATTTACCAGCAACTTGTAAAATACCACCTTTGTTAAATTTTTTTTTAAAACCAACACCTTTATAATCTTTTGATATATCTATAAATATTTCTGATTTAGGCACAATCATTGGTAAATATTCATCATCCGCTTTAGCTCGACCTATTCTTATTGATGGTCCCTTTCCTGATTTTCCAATATTTTTTATATCTTTTCCAGTAAAATATTCTTTACCTTTTGGAGGAGTAAAACCAAAAGCATAAGAAATAATATCATCACTCATAGGTATCTCATTCTAGTCTGATCTATGATACCACCACTCATCTTAGAAAATGTTTTTACATTAGTTGGTTTTGGTCCCACATTGGCAGCGGCCCGTTTCCTTGCAACGGCAGATCTTCTTTGGCCTTCTGTCATCCTTCTTGCTTTTGCAAGTGGGACACACTTCGGATACTTTCGTTTCGCATCCTTCTTCTGTTTTGAACGGCCACATTTTGCGAACGAGCCATCTTTTCGCTTGCTCCCAATATCTACCCATTTCTGATCGAACCATTTTTTTAAACCATTAGACATATTTAAATTTTGTAGTATCCATTATTCCACCCATAGCTTTTCCTGCAGGTTTAGGACCTTTAAAGTCTTTTCTTTTTACACCTGATGGATCTCTTGCTTTACCTGCACAGATTTTACTAGCGTAGGCATTAGCATATGCTGAGGGATACACCTTAAATTTTCTTTTTGCTGCGGCTTTACCTCTTGGACATAGTTTTGTCATTCAAACCCCCTTAATAAACTGCCATAATATTTTTTGTAGGATGGATTTGACAGTTTTTTTCCATCTACAGTTCCTGAAATAAAACTTCCGTAGTAAGGTTGCATAGTTCCACCCTCTTTTTTGCTATGAACTTTTTTTATTTTACCTTTATTAGCGGATGCGTAAAAAACAGCCTCACCTTTTTCGTCTCCATACTGATCTTTCATGGATTTCATAATTTTTTTACCTTTTTTAGTGAGTGGCATTATTTTTTACCTCCGTTACGAAATATTTGTGTGCCCTTTATACCATAAATACTCGCCACGACAAGGATCCACAGATTTGTGAACCAGCTGGGCAGCTGTGAGAACATTTCGAAGAACAATTTTACCTTATCCATTGCTGTTGGGTCATCTGATATAACTGCATACGCAAGGACCAACACGGGCAGGCTTAAAATTATTAAAACTGCTTCGTCTTTCCAGTCTGATTGTCTAGCTTCTAGTAATTTTCCTTGATAAGCTTCCTCACCACGAGCTTGTCTCTCTGCATGTAGGAGCTGAGCGTCCGACATTGCCATCTTTGCTTTTTGTTTGTTAGCGTATATCTTACTTCCAGCAGATATCGCAAGTTTGATTGCACTAAACCACATTGTTCCTCCTGTTTTTCCAATGTTCAATTAGAATATTTGCTTTTTCTTTACGTCTTATACTAAAATATTTAATACAAAGTTTCAATATGTCGATAGCTTTACCGCCTCTAACACGCCATCTCCATGAAATTTTGTAATGTTTCTTTCTTGGTTGAAATTTTGTTATGTGACCGACTTTAAAAAACTTTTCTAAAGACTCAATAACATCAAAATCAGTCATTTCGCATGAAATAACTGGGTATATGTAGATATATCTCTTTTCTTTTTTGTTAGTTTCTAAGAAAAAACTACCTTCACCGTCTAAAATACCTGCAAAGTACCCTAAATTATTTAACCCCGACAAATTTCACGCCTCTACCCTTCTCTACTGCACCCACACCACGGATGCCATCAGGTCTATGAGGACAGATACCATGCGATCTTGGACCTTTTTTTGGTGGAGGACCAAATCGTTTGCCACCAGATAAGCCACCTTGGCTAAATTCAAAATTAAATTTTTGAGGTTGAATAGTTTTAGGCTTTGCAGGATCAACTGCAGCTTTTGGTTTTACGCATGGAGGTAAAGTTCCGTCAGGACAAACTTGAGGACTTTGATCACCTCTTTGTTTTAATTCTATTTTTTTTGGTTTTGCTTCTTTTATAAAAGCTTTACCCTCTGGTGAATTTGGTTTTAAAGTTCTTTTTGTTGGATCAGGGTTGTACTGGTTACCTCTATAAAATTCTCTATACAATCCTTCTTTTCTTGCAAATTTTTGTCTATCTTTGTAAGCTTTTTTTTGAGCCACACCTGCTGCTATACCACCTCCTGGAATGATGGCTCCAGCAATGGCATTTAATAAAACATTTTGTTTAAAAGGAACATCTCTTTCATCACCTGGTTTCGCGCTTCTAGGTGGCACAAATCCTTTTTTTGGTACTGGTCCTCTATCTGCACCTCTAAATGCATTTCTGTTTGCTGATGGAGATGCGGCTGCTGCTTTTGCCGTGTCTGTAGGTTGATCATACTCTCTACCAGCAGCTCCTCCCACTCTAAGTCTTTTAATTTTTCTTCTCACGTGCTTGCTCCTGTTGTAACTTTAATCTACCACGTTGTATTTCCTCTTGTAAAGATAACTTATCCTCTGCTATTGTTTGCTGAGCTTCATATCTTCCTTCTTCAACTGACAATCGCTCTGCAGTTTCTTGTGCTTTTCTAGCTATATCTTGTGCTTTTAAATCTAATTCTCTTTGTTTTAATTGTACTAACGGATCTTGGTTCATCATTCCTAAAAACTCTGCTTCTTGTTGTACTAATTCATTAGTTAAAACGACTATTCTCTCAGCAACTGCTGAATCATATTGTAAGGCAAAAGCTTCTGGATTTGTTTGTTGTAATTGTACCATATTAGGATCTTGTAAAAATTGTTGCATCACTTCGTTTTTAGCTTTTAAACTTACGTGCTCAGATATGTGTCCTTGCAATAAAGCATACACAGATGGATTTGATTGAACCATTCTAGTTCTAATAAATGACATGTGTGCAGAAATATGTGCATCATGGTTTTGTTGTGGAAATGCTTTTGGTAATTGCATTTGTAAAGCTGCTGTATTTTCTGAAGCTGGGTCTATTGGTTGTGGTGGTTCAGGCTCTGCCTGTAATAAGGCATCAATATTTCTAACCCCTAATGCTTCATACATTCTTCTGTAAGCTTCATACATATTATGAATCTGAGGATTAGCCTGAGCTAATTGTAATTCTGTTTGTGCAAGAGTAACTCTTTGTGACATTGAGAATATGTTTGGATCTGCAACTGGTATAATATCAACACGTTCATCAAAGTCTGTAAACTTAATAAATCTATTACCACCAACAACAGCATATGGATATTCTGGTGGTAGATACTCACCAAATAATCTAGACATGATTTTAAATTCTTCTTTCATTGAGTAATAACATCTTTTGTGAATAGCAGACATTACTCTTGAACCACGTTCTAATAATGCAACTGTTGTACCAACTGCTGCTTGTTGATTACCATCACCAACTTGTAAGTCAGCGATTGCAGCGAATCTTCGACCTGCGTCCACACAAAAACCTAACAATTGAAACAATGTCGAACTTGGTTCTTTGAATGGTAATAACTGAAACTGATCTCTTATGTTACCTCCAGGAGCGTCTACATCTCTAAACTCACCTGGTTGTAATGGCTCGGCATCATCTCTAACTCTCATTCCTCTAGATTTAAATCCAGCTGGTAAATTAGCTAAAGTACCTGCATCCAGTAATTGTCTCAATGCACCAGTTGCTGCTTTTGATAATCCACCAATCATGTGTATTAAACCAAAACCATAGAACCCTAATCCAGGTAAAAACTTATAATGAACAAAGTAAGGTATTCTTCTTTTCATAGGATCGTTCTCTTTGTAGTTTCTATAAATACTTAAAATAGTTGTGCTATCTTCATCCATAGTAACTATGTAAGGAACTTTAACACCGTCTTCACTTTCATAACCTGGTAAATCTAAATCGACATGCATCTCCACAAAGTTATAAAGATCCTGATACTTTTGTGGTTTGACACCTTCTAACTCTTGGTATTTTTTTTCTGCAACACCTTCTTTAAAAAACGGTTCTGGCAATTCTACATCTCTGTAAAAACCAGATGCAATTCTTTTTGCAATCGTATTTTTAGTTACTCTTTGTACTTCTGAAATTCTTTCTGCTTCATACAGATCTGATGCATTGTAAGGCACAACTAAATCTTCAGCGTGAATAAATTTTGCTTTGCATCTTTGGACTGTTGGGTCGTAAAATATTTTTTTAAATGTAGATCCTGCAAGCGGTAAGAAGAATAACATTTGATCCATCTCAGGTGTATACTCTTCCATAACGTCAGTGATCTGATAGTTCATGTAATCTTTAACTCTGTTAGCTTGTTTGATTGTGTCAGCAGTTTCTTTTCCAACAACCTGACATCTTACAGGTCCATCACTTGGTAATAATTCTTTAAATGCTTGTGCTTGAAACTGTGTTGCAGCTTCAGCTAATATCGGATGTGTAACACCAGAAGCACCAGCAAATGGTCTTGTAACTTCTTGATATTTAAATCCTAATAAATCTAAACCTTTCGTATAAGTTTCAATATATGATTTTCTAGCTAATGAATCTTCTTTAAAGTCTGCTAATAGTTTGACACCCAGTTCCTTTAGTTCACCTTCGTCCATGAACTCTGCAAGATTAGCATAAAAATTTTCTTGAGGTGCTTCAGGTGGTTGATCACCTACAAGAGCATTACCCTCTTCATCTTCTATAACATCTATGTTTTCATTAACAGTTAAGTCTTCAGGACTTTGAATCTCAAGATCTTCTTGTTCCTGAACTTCAACTAGGTCTTCTCTAGACATTAGTTACCTTTCTTAAATGCTTTACCTATACCACGAATTGCAATACCGATTCCACGTTTATCTTTAATTGGTTTTGGTTTTAAAATTTTACCTTTAAATGTAGGCTTAGGTCTGATGACTCCACCAGCTCTGTATTCTTTCATCTCCCCTCCCTTTTTTACACCGGTTACACCCTTAAATACTTTACGCATTTGAGGGACCTGCCTTGCTACTCTGGCTCTTGCCATTGGATTAGCTTTCTTAGGTTTTTTAGATGCTTGTATGTGTTGTCTAGGTGTAATTCTCATAATTAAAATATAGGTGCAAAATACTCTCTTTTTGGTTCGATTGCAACCAAACCTCCTGTTTTGTAAGATCTCATCTTTTTCTTTCTAAGCATTTTTGCTGCATTGTCAGGTATTTCCATAACAATTGATGTGAACATTTCTTCAACCTCACCAGGATCATCAGTAATATTTCTAGGTGTGAGTCTATCACTAGCAGATCTATTACTATTTAATTTTTGTAAAATATAATCTCTGTTTGTTTTTTTCTTAAACCCAGCCATGATAGTGCCATTAGGATTTACAATTACATAAGGACCACCTTTTTTAAAACTAGTAGAATATATTTTTTGTTTTGAAATTGGTAATTTTAATCCATAATCCTGTTCTATTTCTTTTGCTATTTTTTTCATTGTTTCAATGTAAACAGCATCTCCAGCTTTCTTTTTTGTTTTAGGACCTGGCAGCTGATCTTTATCAAAAGCTTTTGTCTTTAAACCTTTTTCATCTCCATAATAAAGGTAATGACCTTGATCTTTAGTGTGATGTGTTGATTTACCTTTGTAAGTTGTTACAGGCAAAATAGAGATACCTTTCTTACCAGTTCTTATTGCATCATCTATCATCTGCCTTATAGCAAGTTTATAATACTGATTTAAGTAAGGGATATAATCTGGTCTATTTACGTCATCTTTTAAAATTCTTTGTAAAGCTTTCATACCTTGATCATCCATCAATTCTGATTTTTGAAAATATTTTCTTAGCGTTGCTTTATCATCGTTAAGTTGTTGAAGTTGTTTTACTTCTGCTTCAGATAAACTTACTCTTTGAGATTTTTTTATCAAAGGAGTTTGAGCCTCTGATAAATCTTTAATTCTTTTTCGTATAACAGATTCAATTAAATTTTTACTATAAGGATTTTTTATCAGCTTTCTTAAAGAACCTTTACCCTCACCAAACAATTGTTGTATTGGATCTGACTGAATTTCCTCTGCAAATAAAATAGGATCACCCTTTTGATTGTATCTTGTTTTCTGTAGTGTAAATACAACAGGATTAGGCTCATTGAAATGCGTACCAAAAATTCTTCTGGGTTCTTTGTTACCAACTATCGACTCATCTAAATGAATTACAACTTCATTATAATCATCACCACCTTTAGTTGACCCCGCTCCTTCATGTTTTGGTACATCTTTAAAAGTTTTATCTTTTGTTGCAAAATTCTTTTTTATTTTTTCTAAATTATTAATTAGTGCTCTCATTATTTGAGCATCACCAGTTGAAAGACTTGGAATCACTTCTCTAAGACTTTGTATTTTTTCTAAAGTGCTTGGTAAAAGTTGTAAGACTTCTCCTCTAGATGCTACACGATCTAAAATTCTTTGTATATCTGCTAAACTATTTCCAGCATTTAATAACGGTCTTCTTTGTGCAACATTTATATTTTGAAATAATTTTTCTTGTATACTGCCTTTAAGATTTGCTATCATAATATCTGTAGAAGCATACAAATCATAAAAGCCATCATCAAAACTAGGTTTTCCGTATCTTGTTACTTTTAACCTATTTGATGGAGAGTCCTGCAACATTTTTAAGAGTTCTTGTTTACCAAAAGCTTGTTTTAATTCTTTGGGCATTTCGTATATTGCACCACCCACAGGGTTTAATTTTTCATCAAGTTTTAAAATACCAGCATCAAACAACTCATCTTTACTAATTTTACCTTTTTTAATTAAGCCTATCATAGTGCCAACCATCTGATCTGTGCTCATACCTTTAAAATTAGTTTGAGCTAACACATCATAAGTTCTTGAACCTTGGAACTCACTAACAGATTTAGATAAACCTGTTCTTACTGGAGATGAAGACTGACCATAATTAAACTTTTCTGTAATTTTTACAGGAACATTTTTTTTATTGATTGTAGTCTCAGCTCTTTTCGTAGCCTCTCTTGCTCCAGGCTGTTCAAATATTTTAGGATCTATACCAGTTGGTTGTTGAGCACCTTGTCTAAAAGCTTCTTGAGGTGATCTAAATCTAGCTGTTAAATTTCTATAGCCCTTACCAATTATATCACGCATCAAGAATGCAGCAGCTCCACCTATAACTCCACCTCCTAACCAGTATGGCAACGTACCTGCTGACATCAAAGGAACTCCAATACCATGAACTACTGTTCCAGGTACGTCTCTTTCTTTAAGAGCTTTCTTCAAACCTTCTATTTCTTGATTAGTATATTCAACAGCACGAGCCTCACCAATACCAGGCAACATGTCTTTAGATACTTCATTTAAAAATTTTAATGTATCTGTACCAAAACCTTTTAAGGCTACTATCTCTCTATCTGTTAGCCTTCTTTGAAAGATTGCACCTGGCGGTGGCAGGTCGTTGAGCGTAACTTGACTAGTTACAGTCTCTTTAATTGTCTCTGGTCCCTCATCGAATGGAACCTCTGGTATCTGTGGAACTTGTTCTGCCATTAAAATCCTCTTTTAGCTAATTTTGGTTTAACCATTAAACCACCTTTAAAGTTCTTTTTAATTCCTCTTGCTGTCATCATCTTAGAAACTTCTGATGCTTTCGCTTTATTAGCGCTTTTTTTAAGTTGATTAATTCCAAAAGCTAATTCTCTCATTAATTTTCTTCTGACCTTTTTTGTTTTAGGATTTTTATCAGCCTTTTGAGCTTTTAATGATTGTTTATAATAAGCGTTAGCATAAGCTCGTAAACCAGTAATTGCAGTTCTAATCTTGTCTGCTTTAGTAGCTGCTCC